TATTGTCATTTTCGTTAGTATTGTCATTTTCGTTAGTATTGTCATTTTCGTTAGTATTGTCATTTTCGTTAGTATTGTCATTTTCGTTAGTATTGTCATTTTCGTTAGTATTGTCATTTTCGTCATCATTATTATAAATTTCGTTATTTTCTGAATCGTACCAAATTATTTTTTTTTCATCTTCTGATGCACCATTTAAATAGACTTTCGCAACTTCGACCGCATTTTCAGGTCTTTCGCCTTTTTTTGCACGAAATTTTCTTTTTTGTATGGATATAGTCTTATCTTCTTCATCCGATTCTGTACTAGTTGGTCTTGGCAATGGTGCTGTGACTATCGATGGCACTGATAGTGAAGTTGATGCTGCCGTTGATGCTGCCGGTGGTACTTCCATTGATGCTGCCGATGGTACTTCCATTGATGCTGTATCAATTGGCAATGTTGATTGTTTCAATGTGTTTTGTAATATAGGTATAAGGGCATTTAATATATTATCATTTGTAGATTGAATTGGAATTGCCATTGGTGATGCCGCTTGCGATGCCGTTGGTGATACTGCTGGTGCTGTCACTGGTGCTGTCGCAATATTTGATTGTGTCAACGTATTTTGTAATACAGGTATAAGGGCGTTTAATATATTATCATTTGTAGATTGAACTGGCACTGGTGTTATAGGAAATACTGGTTGTGGTTTCAATGTATTTTGTAATACAGGTATAAGGGCGTTTAATATATTATCATTTGTAGATTGAACTGGCGTTGGTGATACTGCTGGTGATTGAGACACGCCGTTATTTTGTGTCTTATTTCCTCTGTATTTCACAATACTTTGCAATGGTAATATTAGTTTGTCATACAGATTCATAAACGCATTTTTTTTTATAATATCCGTCATATGGTATAAATTTATAAATATATATTATATCATATATGGAGGTAAAAAACATTTATGAATTACGTAGTGTATTGAATTTTATATATTTCTAAATCGTTATTTTCTTTGTTTTTTAGATTGAATTAGAGTTTTGCGACCACCCTTTCTTTTTCCTGTTTTATTTTTGTTATATCTACGCGTATTTCTACCGCCTTTGGCGGTACCATTTCTTGATGCAATTGTACCAAGAAGATCTTGTTGTGATGATGGTTGTGATGGTTGTGATGAATAAGATTCATTAATAACCTTTAGTTTTTTTATTTCGTCATGATTTGTTTTCGCAGTTTCAATGTCTACTCTGTTAGTATCATCATCCCGCATAATACTATCTTCATCATTATAACCAGTTACAAATAACTCACCTCGAGCATTTGTTTCTCCTATAAGAGTTACTTTTTTACTTGGTATATATTGCATCATTTTCTATATATATATATATATATTATCCAAAGAAAATGTTTCTCTAAACGAATATTACAATGACAACTATTTCATAATTAACGAACCGTCTTTTTTCTCGAATTTGACCTTTTTTTTCTAATTCTACGCGTTTTTCTACCACCAGAAGTAGTACATTTCACAAATGTTTCTTCCGAATCAATCGCAATTGTATCTAAATATTTAATTAAATCGTCTCTTTTTTTTAAAAAATCATTCCAAGATTGTTTTCCTCCAAAAAATGTTTTTTGGAATAATCTGTCGGATTTTTGTTTTAAAAACATTTTATATTCATCCCAGTTTTTTTTGAAAAATGAATATCGTTTATCCTCTATTGGTAATAATGCGTTATTTTCTCTATCCAAAATATCCTTTGTGGTATTTTTTAAATAAAGATCTTTTTGTAATATATCATCTATGCTTTCCATTGTGCTTTTGAATTTGATTTTGTAGTTTTGCAAATATTTGTCGTATGTGGCTGGATCATTATAATTAGTTTCATTAATATTATTTAATAATTGATAATAAGCATTTATTTTTGCGTGTATCATTGCGCAGATAGTAATTTGTGTGTTTTTGGTTGGTGCGACAGTTGGTTGTACGACAGTTGGTTGTGCGACAGTTGGTACGACAGTTGGTTGTTCGACAGTTGGTTGTGCGACAGTTGGTGCGACAGTTGGTACGACACTTGGTCCGACAGTTGGTCCGACAGTTGGTACGACAGTTGGTGCGACAGTTGGTACGACACTTGGTACGACAGTTGGTGCGACAGTTGGTGCGACAGTTGGTACGACACTTGGTACGACAGTTGGTGCGACAGTTGGTTGTGCGACAGTTGGTTGAATTGGTGCATTATTCATAGCTGATTGGCGTGGTTTATCATCATATACTAAAAACTCATTATTACAATCTTGTTTATGAAATTTTTTATGGTAATTATTTTTTTCGGTTTGTATTTTGCTGAACCAAATCATTAGATCAAATTCGTTATCAACAATTAATTCTATAACAATCGAATTATCTTTTGACATTTTGTTTATATCACTCGCTAACAACTCAATAAAATTTTCCCTATTTATTTTTTGATGGGTTGCGAAATATTCTCCGCGTTCATCATTTTTCATAAATCCCATCCCATCTTTCTCGTATTTTACAATTTTAATTTTGAATTTATCTTCGTTACACCAATCCATTCTTATAGTAATTTTGTATCCTGGCTCTATTTTATCATACCCAAGTATTTTTTGATACAAACTTCCGGATGTGACTTTATCTGCAAATATACTATCTTTATAATCTTCTCTAATTTTTTCTAATATTTCATTATTTTCCATATTTCTTCTAATATAATATAGAAATATTTTTTATATTATATAAAAACAAAATGGGACAACAAGAAATAACAGTGGATATAGGAAAAGTTTGTATCATCATCGCATCACATATATCAAGTTCACGCCGAATAGAATATCTAAAAGAGTGTCTTGAATCTTTGGCTACACAAACATTTCCTATATCCATTTATTTATCTATATCTTTTGAAACCACAGAAATTTATCAGGAATTTCAAAACATCAATTTTACACCATTTCCTCATTTTTTTTTACACGTTCGACCTGAAAAAACACCTCAAATGAAACATGTTCAACTAGTTCTCCCCGAACTCCTGAAAAATAATGAGAAATGGGTTTTGTTTTCCGATGATGATGACCGACACGACCCAACTCGCACACAAAAATTCGCACAATTATTTGCAGACGGTATGTATGCCATTGAAAAACACCACCCCAATTATATATTCGCAGGTGTTTATGAATCCACTTTTGGAAAGAACCATAGAGAACACCGGCACGAATTTTGGTGTTATGGCATACATATCGATGTTCTCAAAATGTTCCATGACAGAATTCAACCCTATGATGATGTTATTCGACATAAATGTTGTGATATTGTATTTGGAAATTATTTACGTAGACTTTCTGAAAAATATATATTCATACAATTAGAAGAACCTTTATATGATTATCGAGTGGAGAACAATGAAGATAGTATTACTGGAAAAATACGGAATAACGCCCTTCGCAAATTTGTCGATTCGCCACCGACTATAACGGACCCGCATTTTTCCGATTATATTGTCAAATGGAATATATTTTTACATGAAAACGCGGATTATTATATTCACGACACATTTTTGAGAACAGTCATTGGGGATGATTTCGATGAGATACTAAGATCTGAATTTAAAAAACACTATCCTCTATTAGAGCATGTCGATAAATGTCATGTAGAAAACATCAGAGAACATCACGAATATTTAAGAGGCGTATGTGCTATTGTTTATGACATTTGGTGATAAAAAATTGAAGATTTCATTTCCAGTTTTCATGAATACAAAAAATAAGATACTACATGATTAAAGTACCACGACGAAGAGACATGTATTTAGTATTTGATACTGAAACTAATGGTCTAATACCAAAACCAACCCGTGGCTCATCTCAACCTCTTGAATTGGATAAATGTCCTCATATTTTACAAATTAGTGCTGCTTTATATAGCATGGCACAACAATCTGTCATTGATACCTTTGATTATTATATAGATATAGATGATTCTGTTGAAATTCCTAGTAAAACAACGGAAATTCACGGCATAGATAAAGCTTTATGTAAATCAAGAGGAATTCCGATCATGGATGCCATAAAAAAATTCCACGATTTTTATACCAAATGCGAGGCTTATATCGGTCATAATATTGAGTTCGACATGAACATGATAAAAATTGAAATCGAACGTAATCGTGCGGACATTTTAGAACGCGCACCTGAATGCCTTTATTTATTTAATGAAATGCATGAAAAAGTTAATAATATCGAGAAATATTGTACCATGGATAAAAGCCGCAAACTTTGTAATATAATTATGACAAACGAAAAGACAGGAAAACCATATGTAAAATCGCCCAAATTGATCGAATTACACAAATATCTTTTTCCAAATGATAAAGAACCCGAAAATTTACATAATTCCATGAATGATGTAAATGTGACACTGCGTTGTTATTTAAAAATGCGACATAATTTAGATTTCAGTGACAATTTCAAATAACGCTCCTACTGAGCGTCCCGTTTTAATTCTTCGCTGGTATAAATAAATCCAAAAAAATTATGTTTATAATGTATTTTATTTTTTTTTTATGTGAGTATTATATAAATAATGACCACCTATATATTAACAGAAAATGATTATGATATATTAGATAATGAATATGTTTTAAATAGATGGCATTTTCGTAAAGAAATTTTAGAAGGCTGGAAACGTTTACATTATGAATTCCCCAAAAGTGAATCACACGATTGTGTCATAAATACAATGAATTTTTTACAACTACTTCCTAGAGATGAAGCCGAAGATTTAGCCAGACGTCATAATTTTGCAAAAACAGGTTGCTTTCCTAAACAAAAAATGGATGGAATATATGAAAAATATATCAAAGAGTTTGGAACAAAAACATCTCAATATTTATTTAATTTTCCTATTTATTCAAAAAGTTTTAAATATTTATTAGATACTTTAGAAGAAGGGTATGCGACTTTGATTGATTTGAATAAAGACGGATCTGGTCATACTGTTGTTGCGTGTGTTTATAATGGTCAATTGGTTATTTTAGATCCACAGCAAGAAAAAGTATATAAAACAGATGACGAAATTGTAACGTGGATAACAAGACACCAATGGTGTATTCTCGGTTTATATTTTAAATCAAATAACGATAAACGTTTTCTTGAAGAAAGCGCCGTCAGAAAAGTAAAATCTATTGGTGAGCCACCTCTGAAAAAAAGACGATTGAAAAGTAGAACGCCATCACCTGTAATTGGAAATTATCCATTTTCTGATTTTAAAAAACCAATTCGTGTTGTATCAACGAGTCGTTCTTTATCAATGGATCGTTCTGTATCAATGGATCGTTCTGTATCAATGGATCGTTCACAATCTCGTTCACAATCTTTTCCAACAAATGTCTCTCAAAAGAAAAAGCCTGTGAAAAAATCCGCAAAATCCAAATCAACATTAAAAAGATCACGCAGTCCCAGTCGTAGTCCATCTTTAAGCCCTTATAATAATCCATATGAAAGTAATGATGAAATTTTACCAACGAAAGTTGAATCACCCAAATCGACCAGATCAACACGGAAAAGTGTGGCAAAAATGCCTGTAGAACCAATTGTTCCACTTCGTCGGAACACTCGAAATTCCAAGAAAAAAACCGATTCACCAAATAGAAAATTAAATCCTGGTGAAAAACCACACACCGAAGACGATGATGATGACGAATTATAAACTGAAATAATAATATTTATAAAACTAATATTATTATTATTGGTGGCGTACTATGCCGAACACATTTCACATATTTCTTCAGATTGATTTGCGCTTTTCTTTTCGGGTTCAATTGTAAATTGTTGTGCTTGATGTCTACCCCTGCGTCTTAAATAATAAATCCCGGTTTTTAATCCTTTCGACCAAGAGTAGAAATGCATCGATGTCAGGTTGGAATAATTCGGGTCTTCTAACCATAAATTCAAACTTTGACTTTGGCAAACATAGGCTCCTCTATCGGCTGCCATGTCTATCAATACACGCATAGGAATTTCCCATACAGTTTTATATTTTTCACGAATTTCTTCTGGAATAATATCTATATGTTGAACGCTACCGTGATTCGCAATAATATTGTTTTTGATTTTTTCATTCCATAAATCCAATTTCACTAAATCATTCATTAAATATTTATTCGCTAATATGAATTCACCAGCAATCGTGCGGCGATTATAAATATTCGACGTGATAGGTTCAATACATTCATTATATCCCAATATTTGTGATGTTGACGCGGTTGGCATTGGTGCTAATAAAAGGGAATTACGTAATCCATATGTTTGTATATCGGTTTTCAAAGCCGTCCAGTCATAACGGTCTGGCAATGGCTCCACATTCCACATATCATATTGTAAAATCCCTTGACTTGCTGGAGACCCTTGGAATGTTTCATATGCACCTTGTGTTTTTGCCAAATCACACGATTCCTCCAATGCGGCATGATAAATAGTCTCGAAAATTTGTCGATTCAAAAGTCTGGCTCCAT